TCATGGCTAAACAACTTGGACGTGCCTTGCTGGTCAAAATTGGCGATGGCGAAGCGGGCGAAGCATTCGCAAACCTTTGCGGCTTAAACAGCAAGTCGCTGACGATCAACAATTCATCAATCGACGTAACCACGCCAGATTGCACAACACCAGAGGGTTTGCTGTTTACAGCCACGCTTTCAGGTCTGAAAAACGTTTCTGTCTCTGGCAGCGGCTTTTTTGAAGACAGCACCACAGAGGCGCGCATGAACACGGTAGCGATGGCGAACGACAACCAAGCAAACTTTCAAGTCGTCGTGCCAGACTTCGGCACATATGCGGGCGCTTTCCGCATCACGTCGCTTGAATTTGGCGGCGAAACCGAGGGCGGCGTAACATACTCGCTGTCGCTTGAAAGCAGCGGCGCAGTCACCTTTACGGCGGTCTAATGAGTATTGCCGCTGAGGCACCACGCGGCGGCGTTTCCGAGGTAATCGGGGACGCCACCTACGTTTTTGTTCTGCGCAATCGTGAGATTGAGCGGTTCGAAGACAAGCACCGTGGCATCTTTGATCTATGGGACGGTTTTTTTGGTCGCGGCACAAAGCCAACATCGACCGAGGTTCGCGACATTGTTGCGCTTGGGTTGGTCGGCGGTGGTCTAAAAGATTACGACGCGGATCGCATTTTATCAACCTGCACACCCGCCGACATGATGCGGCTTTTCCAAATCGCGCAGGCGGTTCTAGGCGTGGCGTTCATGCCCGACGCGGCGGACGAGGCAGACGATCAGACCGATGTAAAAAAAAAGCAAGCGGGCCAAAACCTGACAGATTGAACGTGCGCGGCATGATTGCCAACGGCATTTTGATCGGCTTACATCCCGAGGAAATTCGTGATATGTTGACGAAAGACACTTGGCTGGTGTTCAAGGGGTGGCAGGACGCTCACGCGCCCGCCGAAGGTGAGGCTGAAATAATGGACGCGGAGCAATACCGCAAACTTGTGGAGCAGGTCGATGGCAATTAGCGCAGAAACTCTTAATGTCATCCTAAAGGCCAAAGACAAAGACTTTGCTCGGCAGATGAAAAGCAACGAGCGGCGTGTCGCTAATTTTTCCAAGAAATCAAATGCTCGGTTAAAAGGCACGACCGCACATTTCCAAAAGATGGGCGGCGCGGCGGCGGCGTTTTTGCCTGCGCTGGGCGCGGCGGCGTTGGTGACTGCTGTAAAAAGCGTTGTGAGCAATCTTGACGACATCGGGAAAACGGCGGATCGCATTGGCATCACCACAGACGCTTTGCAAGAGCTGCGGGCCGTCGCTGAGAGTGCAGGCGTCGAGCAAAGCGCCCTAGACAACAGCATCGAAAAGCTGGGCAAGGGTTTGGCAGAAGCGTCGATGGGTATCGGGACGGCGCAGTATGCGCTTGACGAACTTGGGCTTTCCGCAAACGACTTAATGAGCCTTGGTTTAGATGGGGCGCTGGCAAAGATTGCCGACGAAATCAACAAAGTTCCAGACCCAATGAAAAAGACTGCGCTGGCGACCCAGCTATTTGGCCGCAGCGGCGCGCCTATGATTAACCTTTTGCGCGAAGGTTCTGATGGCATGAAGATAATGCGTCAAGAGGCCCGCGAGCTTGGAATCGTTATTGACGAATCATTGATCCGTGGCGCAGAGGCGGCGCAAACCAAGCTGGACTTAATGTCGCGAGTGATTAGCGCGGAGCTGTCTTCGGCGTTGATTAACCTTGCGCCTTTGCTTGTAGGGTCGGCTCAAGGGCTTGCTGGACTCGCCGCAAAGGCGGCAGACTTTATGACAATATTTAGAAGCATTGGCGCTGATGGCGTTTCAACGGTTCAGATGAACTTAGACGCGGATCAGGCCGAGGCCGATAGTTTAACCACCAGCCTAGAAAAACTTGACCTTGCAAGAACAAACCTGCTTGACGGTGGCAGCTTTGATGACCTCGGCGTGATGGACAAGTTGGCTTTCGTAATGGACACAAGGGAAATCGAAAACCTGCGGGGCGAATTGTCTCTAGTCAATTTCAGCCTCAACAAATCAAAGGCCGCAGCCGACGAAGCTGCGGAGGCTGCCGCTGCGCTTCTCCAAATAGACAGGGCCGCCGATGGGATTACATCGGCTAACGCGCGGGTTGAAGCAGCGACGGAGCTTGCGAGGCTTAGGGGTATAAGCGCAGAGGCCGCAGAGCGCGAACGCATTTCAAGAGAAAAGCAATCTATCATCGACAGCGCAATGATCGGGAACGCGGGCGCTACATTCGACGCGGCCAGCACTCAGGTGTTGCTCGACGCGCAGGCGCTCGGTGATGAGTATGAGGCCGCCGCGATTGCAGCGAGTACGATACTCACACCGATAAAGGCAGTCTCAGCTGCGTCTTCATCTGCGGCTAGTGACATCGCGGACGTTGTGGATGTTGTCGCAGAGCTATCGCCGTTATTATCGCAGCTCGGCGTTGATGCTGAGTCATTCAATGGCATCATGGGGACCGTCGAAAGCAGCATGGAAAATGCGTTCATGTCGATGATTGACGGGACGACAAAAGGTTCGGATGCGTTCAAGGCGATGGCATCCGATATCATCAAAGAACTCTACCGCGTTCTTGTCGTGAAAAAGATCACAGGGTTTATCACTGGCGCGATTGAAAGTTTCGTAGTCGGCGGCGGCAGCGCGCCAGCAATACCAATGTTAGGAACGCGAGCATCCGGCGGATCGGTATCAGGCGGGCGCGGTTATATGGTTGGCGAGAACGGGCCGGAGCCATTCATCCCCGCGCAGAACGGGCGCATCCTTTCGGTCGGCCAAGCACAGGCGGCGGTTGCTGGCGGCGGCTCTGGCGTCACCGTCATACAGAACAACACCTTCGGCAACGGCGTCAACCGTGCCGAGATTAACGGGATGTTGCCAAAGCTAGTCGAGGCATCAAAGGCCGCTGTTTATGACGCGCAGCGCCGTAGCGTGAATGGACGATAACAATGGCAATTTCTTATCCACTGGCACTACCAACGGTCACGCAAATCCGCAACATATCGTTCCGGCAAATCAACGCGGTTGCATACGAGCAAAGCCCGTTCACATTTGCAGGCCAAGCGCAAGCGGGCGCTGGTCAGATGTGGGGTGCCGATATGATGCTGCCGCCGATGCGCCGCACTGAGGCGGCTGTCTGGGTGGCGTGGCTGACAAGCCTGCGCGGCCAGTTCGGAACGTTTACGATGGGCGACCAGATGGGCGCGACGGCTATCGGATCGGCAGGCGGTTCGCCCGTTGTCAAAGGCGCATCGCAAACTGGACAGGATTTGAACATCGACGGGGCAACCGTATCACAAACGGGATGGCTAAAAGCTGGCGATTACATTCAGCTCGGCTCTGCCGCGACGGCAACGCTGCACCAAGTCCTAGCTGACGCGGACAGCGACGGGTCTGGCAACGTGACGCTGACGGTATGGCCTAGCATTCGCACATCGCCGCTTGATGACGCAACCGTGACCGTGGTAAATACCGTGGGCCGTTGGCGTCTGTCTGGCAACGAAACGGGTTGGTCTGTAAGCGAGGCCAGCCTTTACGGGATTTCGTTCAGCGCAATCGAGGCTATATCATGAGCCGGACAATTCCCGCTGCGATTGTATCTGCGCTGGCCCTGCCGGAGGTGTCGCCGTTCTACGCTGTCGAGATGAACTTTGACGGCGGTTCCGTGCGTCTCTGGACCGGATACGGCGACAGAACAATCGACGGTGAAACCTACCTCGGCACGGGTAATCTGTTGGACATTTCTGGCATTGAGGAAATTGGCGACTTGGGGGCCAAGGGCGCAAGCATTTCGCTTTCAGGCATTGACGCTTCCATCATATCGCTCGCCCTGTCGGAGCCGTATCAAGGCCGCACGGCGCGCGTTCTGTTTGGCGTTGCTGACGTTGATGATTTTGTTGAAGTGTTTGCGGGCCTGATGGATGTGATGACGATCCAGCACAGCGGCGCGAGTGTGACCGTGCAGCTAACAATCGAAAGCAAGTTGGTCAGATTACAGTCGGCAAATATACGGCGATACACGCAGGCCAACCACACGCTGCGACATCCGAATGATGATTTCTTTTCCAACGTGACTGACATCGCAGACAAGGAATTGCTCTGGGGTCGCAATGCATGATTATCTATTAGCGCAGCGCGGCAAGTGTTTTGACCTTGGGAAGCATGACTGCTTTACTTTTACAAATGGCGCGTGGCGGGCAATGCATGGCAAGGGATACGCTGACGAATTTGTTGGCAAGTATGCGGGCCTTGGCCCAAAGGCGTTTGCACGGTTGATGAAAGAAACGTTCGGCGCGGTCAGGCTACCTGACGCTTTGGATATTGGCCTGACGCGGGTTGTGGGCTTCCCGCCACGTGGCGCGCTGGTCATAACAAAAAACGCGCAGCCATACTTGACGGGGTTCGCGCTGGGCATTTGCTGCGGTGTGACTTCTGTTTTCCTTAACGGCTCCGGTGTGATACACATATCGACAGAAGACATTAACGGAGCGTGGACATGAATTTGAAAAAACGTTTCAATATGTGGGAAACTGCGCCACGTATGCCAGCCGTTGTCGGCACGGCTATCCTTGGCTTGTTCGGGTCGGCGGGCGCTGCGGTCGCAACTGCATCGGTTCTTGGCATCACTGGCGCATACGTTGTCGGATATATCGCAGTAACAGCCGTGACCTCGGTAGTCATGCGTGCGCTCGCGCCAAGCACAAGCACAAGCGGCGGCGCTGCTGGCGTAGAGAACAAAGGCACAATCGTCAACAGCCGGAGTGCGACTGGGCCGCAGGAATACGTCTACGGCACGGTTCGCAAGGGCGGCAATATTGCTTTCATTGACAGCACCGGAACCGACAACACATTCTTGCACATGCTGATTGCCGTGGCGGGCAATACGGTTGACGAAATATCAACAATTTACATCAACGACGAAACTGTCAGCATCGACGGCAGCGGCGACGTTACGTCGGCACGGTGGCTGGATGAAGACAATGGCAAAACGATCCGCATCAAGAAATATACAGGCTCGCAAACGTCAGCCGACATCGGCTTGGCGCGAGCGACCAGCGCAAATAGTAAATTTATCGGGGCGGGCATCGCATACCTATACGTCAGAATGAAATACGACGCAGACGTTTTCGCGGGCGGCGTCCCTACGTTTACGGCTATCGTAAAAGGCGCAAAGGTTTTTGACCCGCGAGACTCGTCAACAGCTCACTCGGCAAACGCAGCGCTGTGCATCCGCGATTATATAACTTCGGCATATGGCCTTGCAGACAGCCAAGTTGATGACACATATTTTGCATCGGCTGCAAACGACTGCGATGAAGCCGTGGCAAAAGCTGGCGGTGGAACGCAGGCGCGCTACACAATCGACGGCGTTGTGAACTCGGCGTCAACAATTGGCAACGTGTTGCAAGATATGATTGCAGCATGTAACGGAACGCTGTTTTTCAGCGGCGGCAAGTGGAAGCTGAAAGTCGGAGTTTTTGAGGCGTCAGTAAAATCATTTACGCTTGATGATCTGCGTTCTGACATTACGCTGCCAACGCGCAACTCGCGGCGCGATATTTTCAACGAGGTCGTCGGCAAGTTCATTGATGAGGACAGCGACTACATCGAGGCCGACTATCCTGCAATCACCAGCGCGACTTTCTTGGCGCAAGACAATGGCATCGAAAACACGATTGATCTGCCGCTGCCAATGGTAACGAACGGTGCACGGGCGCAGCGGATTGCAAAGCAGACATTGTTCCGCGCGCGTGAGCAGATGATTTTCAGCGCCGAGTTTGGGTTGGCTGCGATGGGCGTCGAGGTCGGCGACGTGATCGACTTGACAATTGACAACTACGGGTGGGCTGCAAAGACATTTGAGGTCGCATCTTGGAAGCTGCTTTTAAGTGACACGGGCGGCGTCCGCGTTGGCATGACGTTGCGCGAAAGCAGCTCGGCGGCATACGGCTGGGATGCCGAGGAACAGGCAATCATATCAAACGACACAAACTTGCCAGCCTACAACGTCGCGCCTACGGTCGGCCTGTCGCTGTCAGCCGAGTTGCGGTTGGTCAACGAGCAGGTTGTGGGCGCGTTGCTTGTCGATGTGACCAGCGCATCGGATCAGGTAGACCAGTTTGAGGCGCAGTATCGCAAGACAGGCGACGCAAATTTCATATCGCTGGGCCGTTCAACGTCCAACATATTTGAAGCGATTGGCATAACTGACGGGAACTTTGACGCACGGGCTAGGTCGATCAACGGGCTTGGCGTTCGCGGTCCTTGGCGAACTGTGTCAAGTTTTTATGCCACGCTATTCGCGACACCGCCGCAGGATGTTGATGATTTTGCGGCGAACGTGGTCGGCAATACGGTGCATCTAACTTGGACGCCTGTTTCCGATCTGGACCTGTCGCATTACAAAATCAGATATGCGACGGAAAAGACGGGCGCGTCTTATCAAAACGCGCGCGACCTTGTCGCAAAGGTTTCGCGCCCTGCAAATTCGATTACCGTGCCTGCACAAACTGGGACTTATTTTATCAAAGCTGTAGACAAGCTGGGCATGGTCAGCGAGGGATTTGCGTCAATTGTCGTGGACATAAACACAGCCGACATTGACGGCCTTAATGTTATAGAAACCTTGACACAAAATCCGGCGTTCACTGGTGCTAAGTCGTCTGTTGTTCTGCTGAATGATGACGGCGTTAACTATCTGGCGCTTGATACGACGACAGAATTTGACGCCACGTCAGGCGATTTTGATGATGGCGCTGGCCTGTTTGACGGCGGTGGCTCTGGTGGCGTCATGGCGTCAACTGGCATTTATGACTTCGCGGCATATCTTGACTTGGGGTATCTTTGCGTTTCACGCGTATCGACAGAAATGGACATTCGCTATCTTGAATATTCAACAGACTTCGACAGCGCGGCGGGAACTTTTGACGCGCGAGAAGGCGACTTCGACGGCGACCCGACACAATTCGACACAACGTCGGCCAAGACGCAGGTTGCGACAACCAATGACGACCCCGCGGGCGAGGCGACTTGGACAGACTGGCGCGACTTTATTGTTGGCGATGTTGCGGCGCGGGCCGTGCGATTCCGCGTTATCATGTCAACGTCCAGTGACAGCGCGTCGCCAGCCATTCGCGGCTTGAGCGCCCGTATCGACATGCCAGATCGCGTTGAAGCTCAAGACGACTTGACCTACACCGGAACGTCGGTGGTGACATTCCCCGCCGCGTTCAGGGTTGCCCCTGCCATCGGCGTGTCGGCATCATTGGCAGACGGCGACAGGTATGCTATAAGCAGCAAAAGCCGCAGCGGGTTCACGATCACAACTTACACGGGCGCGTCGGTCAGCACAAACCCGCTGACGTTTGATTATGTAGCCAAGGGCTACGGCAAGGAGCTAACATGAGCCAGAACGATTACAACATCGCGAACCAAGGTTTTCCCGCAACGCGGTCAGACCTTAACTCGGCATTGCAGGCGCTTGCGTCTTGTTCGTCTGGGGCGACCGAGCCTGCGACAATGTATGCGAACCAGCTTTGGTATGACACGACAACCAGCATTTTGAAAATCCGCAATGAGGCAAACTCTGCGTGGATTTCATACATCAATCAAGACGTGACGACTACATCAAACCCGACGTTTGCGAATATCACAACGACGGGCATTGACGACAACGCAACCTCTACAGCTATCACGATTGATGCCTCTGAGAACGTCGGGATTGGCACGAGTTCGCCTAGCGCAGTCTTGCATTCTTTATCTTCGGGGAGTTCCGACACAGGAGTATTTGAACGTGGTGACGTCAGTGGAACTTCTAGGATAACAATAAAGTCGGGTGACGGCTCTTATGGAACTATTAACGCAACAGATGGTGGGAACACTTTAGCTTTTTACACTGGTGCCACAGAACGTATGCGAATACACGCATCGGGCAATATTGTGGCGAGCTCTAAAGTTACCGCTGCTGGCCTTGTTGGCGATTACATCCGCTCTGCGGCAGTCTCCGGAGGCTATGGGTCTTCAAACTCGGCAGACATGACCGTGTCATCCTCGTCCGAGGGGAGAATGTATTTGGTCATCGGGCATAGGACAACAAATTCATCCAACGCAACGAACGCAGCGGCTATTGTGACTTATTCAGGTGGGACGCGATCCATTGGATACCTAGACACTGGCACTGGGATAACCATAACGGAAAGCGGCGGCGTTATATCGGTAAATAACACGTCCAGCGCCGCGGCGATCTATGGGTCGATGACGAGAATGTATTGATAGGGAACACGAAAATGAAAATTGACGGCATCGAATACAGCAGGGCCATTTTTAATCGCAACGACCATATCGAGGTGGTCCGAACCGACGAAAATGGAGGCACGGACGAATTGGTTTTGTCTTCTGGTGAAATCTTTGACGCGCTAGTGTCTGACGGTGTAAAGCCGTTCGTCCGGCCCAAAGAGTACACCAAGGAGGAATCCGAGGCAGAGGCCAGCTATCCTGAGAGCCACCTTCTAAAGGACCGCGTAAAGGCGTTGGAACAGAGGCTTAAAGACTTAGAGGGCGGGTGATGGGCGAAAGTATCCGCGAACTCTGGGCCATCATAGCGGCAGGCGTTGCCGCCGTTGTTTGGTTCTCACGGCTGGAGTCACGCGGCATTGCCAACGCGGCAGAAATCAGTCGCATTTGGGCGCAGCGCAAAGAGGATTTGCAGTTGGCAAAAGACAGCCGCGACCGCACCGACAAGCGACTTGATGAAATCAGCGCGGACATAAAAGACATCCTGCGCAGCCTCAAGGAGTAGGCCAAGATGCGACACATCAACGAGATTATAATCCATTGCACAGCCACGCCGCAAGACTGGCGCAAAGGCCAGCGCACCTCGACCAAAGTTAAAGAGGTGACACGCTGGCACGTCGAGGACCGTGGGTGGTCGGACATTGGTTATACCTACCTGATCGACCGCGATGGCACTGTGCAAGAGGGCCGACCGATACACCGAGCAGGCGCGCACGTCAAAGGACGCAACGGCCTGTTGGCAGCATCAGATTGGACACAAGTTGCCGACGCCCCCGTTGATCGTGCCGCGTGGGCCGACTATCGGCAGGCGCTGCGGAACATTACAAGTCAGGCAGGCTTCCCCGAAAACATCATCTGGCCCACACAGCCTCGCTCACACCTATTCTGACTGCTGCACTGCAAGAGGCATTAACTGAAATCGCTGAACTGAAGGTTCGTGTGGCTGCACTGGAGATAGCGTAATTTGGCCAGTGGAAACGTAATCAATTTTGTGCTATCGTTCGGCATACTCTAAATGAATGGGGGCCGATATGGCACAAAACACTGACATTGACCTGCCGATTGGCGCGTGGACACTGCTTTCCAATGCCGACATCACGGCGATCACCTTCCAAAATAAATCTGGCAATTACATCCTTGTCAAAGGAACTGCTGGCGCGGTTACTCCAACCGATGATGGCGGTTCAATCCGATATAACGCAGGCCAAGGCGAGCGAAAAGTTTTGCTGGCAGACGTGTTTCTTGGGATCGCGGCGACCCGCGTCTATGCATACGCCCCCACGGGTGGAATCGTAATGGTTAGCCACACATAAGGAGGCTTTCTATGCGCTCTATTGTTTCGCCTTTATCCGGCATCCGCACTCCATTTGGTTTGCGTGACGGTGCTTCTGTCTACGCTATACTGGGATTTGAGCCAAAATTTGTTTTGGATTTCAAAAGAGGCGCATACAAAAAAGCGGGGACGGCTACTACGCTTGGGTCGGCTATCACTCACACACGGGCCTCTAGTGCCACTCTGGTAAATAGCTCTGGTACTCTTGTGACAGTAGGTAACAACGTTCCACGGACAGGCCACCACATCTATGATGGCACAGCTTGGGTTAACGAAGGCATCCTACATGAGAGTGAAGCTCGGACTAACCTAGTGACTAACAGTGGTGATTTATCTGCTGCGGGTTGGGCAGGCGCAATGTATCGTGGCTCCGTGACCTCTGGTTCACCTTTCGGCACTTATCGTACGCTTTCACCTGCCAGTACTAGTAACAACATGGGTGGCGCACAGCGGTATCAAATCGGTAAAACCATTTCATCAGGCTCCACTTATGTTGGCTGGGCGTTGGTCAAGTATTCCGCTGGTTCTGGTTGGTTTGATTTGAACATTTACGACACAAGCAAAGGCAATGAAAAAGCTTGGTTTGACTTACAGAATGGCGTTGTAGGCACTAAAGAATCTCTTATCGTAGACCACGGGATGGTTGACTATGGTGATGGTTGGTGGCTCTGCTGGGCTTCCGCCGCCGCAGCCTCTGGCTCTGGTGGTGTGTCATATGAGGTTCCCAACGGGGATGGTCTAGTGACTTGCAGTGCAGGTGATGTAATTCTAATCGCTGGTACACAGTTTGAGCTAGGTTTAACCCCATCGTCGTACATTTCAACAGCAGGTACAACAGTTACCCGTGCTGCTGACTTGCTAACAGTCCCTGCGGCTAACCTGCCGTATAGCTCTACTAACATGTCTATCCAGATGGATGGTAAGATGACTTATGCTGATGGCATAGTCTCAAGTGAGGTTGAAATGTACCGTTGGATTCTAAGCTCATCTAACTATATCAACTCTACCGTACAAGCATACGCTGCCAAAACAGGGGAGCCTGTCTTTAGCCAAAGGCAAGCATCTTCTGGCCTAGACTCAGTTGTTGGTAGTGGCAACACTTACGCCCCCGACACTGACGTACCGTTTAACCTCGCATCCCGTCATGGCTCTACGTTCATCAACGGGGCGCATGAAGGTACACTTCTGACAGCCAACACAACACCTACAATCCTCCCTGACTTGTCAGCTAGTGGCTTAACCCTTGGTAGCACATTCATGGGTACAATCGGACAGTTCCGTGTATGGGATGAAGACTTAACAGACGCTGGTATTGTAGAGGCATCAACATGATAGAAGAACAAGACGTAGTAAAGAACGACTTCTACCTGAAGTTCACAAGCGAAGCTGCGATGGCTACAGCCCTTTCTGCTTTTTACGACGAAGAAGGCGAGTTTGTGGGTAACACCGCTGACTACGCTATCGACGTTGTAGGGGTGCTACAGGAGCCTACAGGAGCTACTCTAACCGACGACGAGGGTATGGGGCATCCAGAGATGGTAGCTCTCGACGGGTGGCATGTGAACATTCGATTGATTGGAAACAACAGTCGGGCCGACGTGGAGGCGCTGGCCGCGTATACTGTAAAGCCTTCGCCAGCAACGCCATCAAGGGTTTGGCTGTGATGGCCGAGGATCATGGTCGGCTAGAACGGATCGAAGCAAAGCTCGACAGCGTTGGGGAGGCGCTTGTCGCGTTGGCGAGGCTTGATGAGCGCATGATTACCCTGTTCCGCAGAATGGATGCGTTAGACGAACAACAAAACAAGCAATCTAATCGTTTGGGCAAACTGGAGGGCAGCGTCGGATCAAACGGCGCAAGCCTGCGGTTTGCGGAGCGCGTCTTTTGGATTGTCGTCACAGCAGGCGTTGCGCTGGCGTTCGCAAAAATAAGGGGGCTATAACATGCGAATTAACAAAGCTGGCATCGACCTGATTAAAGAGTTTGAGGGGCTGCGGCTGGAAGCATACAAATGCCCAGCGGGCGTCTGGACTATCGGCTACGGCACCACAGGCCGCGCGGGTGTCGGCATCAAGCCCGCCGCTGGCATGGTAATCACGGAAGCCGAAGCCGAATGGTATCTTGAGCAAGCCGTCGCAAAGTTCGCTGCGGGCGTCGAGGCTGTCGTCACTGCGCCCATCGACGAAA